CATAAAATTTTACCGCGCCACGTAAGCCGCAGTCCACCCCACCCCACCATTTTGCCCATTAAGATTCGCAAGATCAGTGTAGGATTCCATGTCATCCTGCGCTTTGAGCCCCGTATAGTTGACAACCGTTTGATACGCCCCAGTCCAACCCGGCGATCCACCGTTTAAACTATCGACATCCGCGCCGTCCGTATACGACTCCATGTCGTCTTCAGCTTGGACGCCCATAAAATTAGTTCGAGCCGCATAGGCCCCGGTCCATCGAGCCCCTCCGTTGAGGGCATCCAAAAATGCCAAATCGGAATACCCCTCCATGTCATCGCGAGGAATTCCGCCGAGAGTCGCGATAAGAAATGGAGCATCGAGTAAGCTAAGTGATCTCATGGCTCAACTGCATACGCGGCGACAATGTCCGAATCCGCCGAACCGAAACACGTTACCGACAGGACCGCATCCTTATTAGCGGCGAGTGAAACCGGGGCACCGTCGCCCAAAAAAGTCCATCCAGCCGGGAACGTCAAAGTGCGCAACGATCCATCGCCGATAATGCGTATAGTAATCGATTTGGGGGCACCCCTGTTCGAAGTAGTAAAAGTGACGTTGCCCGCAAGAGTCAAAGACCGATAGTCGTCCCCGTCAAAATCGATGTTGGTCGTTGCGCTATACGTCAGAACTGAGTGCGAATACGAACCCTCTGGACCCGTAGCACCAGTTGGACCTTTGATATTCGCCACGACCGAATACACTCCGGCTGCTTTCTGGTAGACATCCCCGGTCACATCTTCGAGATAAAAATCTCCATTGACCCCGAGTCCATTCGAAGGCACACCAGTTCCTTCGCGCCATACTGATCCGTCAGCACCGTTTACTCCATCCGCACCATCAGCGCCATCAGCACCGGCTGCGCCGGTCGCTCCAGTCGGACCTTTTATGTTGGCAACGACAGAATAAGTCCCCGACGCTTTCTGGTAGACATCTCCGGTCGCATCGTCAAGATAAAAATCACCATTTATCCCGAGCCCATTAGAAGGCACACCAGTTCCTTCTCGCCACACCGTTGCTGTTCCATTCGACCCAGCCGGGCCTTTAATGTTAGCAACTACGGAATACGTGCCTGCGGCTTTTTGATAGACATCGCCTGTTACGTCTTCGAGATAAAAATCCCCATCCACCCCAAGGCCGTTTGACGGAGCCCCCGTTCCTTCACGCCATACTGATCCCGCCGCACCAGTTGCTCCCGTTGCACCGGTCGCACCGGTCGCACCAGCCGGGCCAGTTGCACCTTGCGGACCGGTCGCACCAGTTGCACCAGTCGCACCAGTCGCGCCGGTCGCACCAGCCGGACCAGTTGCACCAGCCGGACCCTGCGGTCCAGTCGCGCCGGTCGCGCCAGTCGGCCCCGCATCCCCCGTGTCCCCCTTCAAATTTTCCAACGGGACAAGTCGAAGACGAAAAACGCCCGGCGAAATTTCGACGGTCGCGACACCATACCCAGTCGGCAAACCGGGGTCCAAAAAAACTGGAATACTACTCGTTCTCACGCGTTATCGATACAAATTGTGTCACCATCGTTTTCCTGAACGATGATTCCGTTGTCGTCCTGCCACAAACAGGAAGCGTCTAATCCCGGGGAAGGCGGATTGGCAACTTCGAGAGCATACCCCGGAGCCAAGGCCGTCTTGTCCCCGCCATCGGGGCGGTCACAAACCGCTTCCGCAGCCACGACAGGAACCGTTATACCCCCATTACGATGCTGCTTGACCGATGAACGGCTCTCGCCGGACGCTGCTGTAATGGCGGGGGTGTTTACCCCGCCGTTACGAGACTGCTTAATCGACGCATGGCTTTCGCCGGACGCTGCCGTGGTTACGGGAGAAAAACCGCCCCGACTCATTCAATCCTAATCGCGGTAATCGTGGTTTTGAGAGCCCGGGCCGCAACCCGATCTGCCGTCGCGCACTTGCCGAACAGCGCAATCGTTTGGTTGGCCCCGTCAGTCGTCACAAACACATCGATCACCAATTGTTTCACGCTGTCTTCAGCGAAATCGTTTACTTCAACCTCAGAACCACTCACGTCCGACGCATTGGACGTGTTCCGAAGTTTCAGGGAAACAGTGTCGGTTATAGCGACGCTCGCCAAGCCAATAAGCCCCACAACCGCAGTCACTTTATAGATGCCTGCCGTGGGGAGAAGAATTTGCGGGGTCGAATTGGTATAATCAACTGCCGCATAAAGAAGCGGGAGATTGAAATCCACACCCACAGTCGCAAAGAAAAATGCATTGTCTTCCGTTAGGGAAGCCCCAGCCGGACCTTGCGGCCCCTGTGGACCTTGAGGGCCTGTCGGTCCCGTAACGCTGACGCCGGGGAACCCGGACGGCACCACGAGCTTGCCCGCCGTAATTGTGCCACTCGCGCCCGTTACTTCCTTGACCAGTGTCAGGAACAACGTTCCCGAAGTATCAGTCGCGTCCACGTGATACCAACCCGAGGTAGCGATGAAGATATAGCTGTTCTCCAAAATCGCCGGATTGTATTGCGTCTGAACAGTAACAGTCGGCGAGCCCAGCGTCGGCTGGGTGAACGACTGAAGCGTAACCGTGTATGCGTTACGACCATTTGTGCCGTCCGCTCCGGTCTCACCTTGCGGACCCGTCAAACCGAGGATACCATCCCGAAAAAGCCGAAGAAAATAGCACGCCAGCCCTTCGTCCTCAGCGCGAGGGTTATTCTCCAGTCCGGTTTCCAGATTGCACGGCAGCGTCCACACAACCTCGCCATCCACTTCAGACTTGACGACAACTCCAAAGAACTGCGCCGTAAAATTCTCGATCTGACTTGGGAGCGATTCGCACGCCGCCGTGTTCGTTTCCGACGTGGCGCAGGGATTGCCGCACGTCGCCGTATCTGTATTGCATCCGCAACTCATACCTTTTCCGTCAACTCCTTAATCATTTTTTGAGTCTCGGTTGACTGGCGACGTTCCTGCATTTCCCGAAACAATTCGAGAACCTGCTCGGACACGTCCGGCAGCTTTTCCTGCACTCGACGTTTAAACGCTTCCCCGCCTTCGAGCACTTCAGAGAAAGCTCGTGACACGGCCCGCCCGCCAACTTTGGCGACCCTCATCCCAACCGCCACCCCGGGGTTCGCCATAGAGACAAAGCTCAACGCCACCTTCAGCACGATGAACCCGAAAAAAATCAACAGCAAAGCCCCACCAGTCCAAACAAAATACGGCACCGAAAGCCAACCAGTGCCCTCGATCTTCTTACCTTCGTTCTTGTCGTTCTCCTTAGCGAACTTGGCGAGCATCAAATTATGTTCCGCCGTCAGACGCGCAACTTGCAGCCGCAGCACTTCAACTTCACCACTCCATGGGTTTTTTGGAGGACCGAGACTCAGGCTGACCGACTCGGCCAGCGACGCCGCTTCCCCAGCGGGCTTTTCCGCCGCGCTGCCCTCCAGTGCCGCGATGCGTTCCGCTTCACGAGCTTTTTGCGCGGCCAACAACACCGCCTGCCGCTCAGCTTCCTTTCGCTTCTCTGTCGGCTGCGGAAACTTCTGGACCTTGTCCTGTCCCAATTCCACCCGCTTCGGGATGAACGTGGAGCAGCCCGCGATCAACGTCGCGGCGAGTAAGAGTAGGAGATAACGCTTCACTTCTTCAATTCTTTCTCTTTGATCTTGTTGTCGAGGCGCACGCCCCGCACACGGACGCAAATCCAAACGATAGTGGCGATTGCAATTCCAAGTTGGCCGAGTGAAATCAACGGCGCGATAACCGGTTCAACCGCAGCGCAAATCTTTTGGACCCACGCCACTACCCCATTCGTTGCCACGAGGGCAACCATCGCTTTGTCAGACAGATTCATTTTGAAACTCATTTTAGGGAAGTCGCGCGAGCAGCTTCCGCAGGATTGAATAGGCTGAGTCGCCGAATTGGAAATCGTTTTCATTATCGGCCCCCACCTTCTTACGAGCTAAAATCTTTCGGAGCACCTGATGCTTTCCGTCACCGGGCCGAAAATCATTCTCGTCATCCGCCCCCGTTTTCCACCGCGCGAGAATTTTGCGCAGAGTGACGACTTCATTGTCGCCGGGACGAGAATCATTCTCGTCATCCGCGCCAGTTTTGATACGGGCGAGTAGTTTTTCGAATAGGTCCGTAAGCAAATCGCCGGATCGCCCGTCGTTCTCATGATCAGAGCCGGTTTTCGACTTCGCGAGAATCTCACGAACGATCTCCCACTCCGTATCTGCGAACTGAAATTCGTTTGCCATTTGAGGAAAAGCCGGGCGAAGGTTACTCGCCCCCGCCCGGCTCTGTTTTCGTCACCTACCCTTGACGATACTCGGTTTCCCGAGTTATTCTTCGCAGGTCACACCAACGGTGGTGTAGCTGTCAGCACCAGTGTAGCTGGACTGCACCGGCTCAGTCGGGCACTCCACCAGACCGAGGTCGGTCTTACAACGCTTGTAGGCGATGTGGATGATGTGCTGCGGACGGAGCGGCTTGTAAGCGCGCGTGATCTGGTATTTGTGCCAGCCGAAGTCACCCCACTGGTTACAGTGGTTGTCCTTCAGGTAATGCCATTCCAGTTCACCCATGTGCAACTGCGGGGCGAACTTGAAGCTGCCTTCGCCGACATACTTCTCGGGAACCTGACGTTCGAACGAGCCTTCGGCAATGAACGTGCCGATTTCGTAGTTGGCGTCGAGCCACGTCGGATTGGCCTTCGCGTAGGCAGTGCCTTTGGACGCGTTGGTAACAATCGTCACAGGGTTCAACAGGACCGGGAGCCCGGCACCGTCGAACGCGTTGAAACGCAGCGGGCGCTGATCGACACCGAAAGCGATGCCGCGATACGCCGGGGACTGCTCGAAGCCATAGGCCGTGAGCGCCGTTTCGCCGAGTTTGTAACCGCCCTGCGTGAGAGCAGTCATGACGTTCTGCACACCGACTTCGGAGCGGTAGTATTCGATCTGATCGCTACCACCGATGAAGCGGAAGTGAGGCATGGAGCCCGCGCTAGTATACCAGTCGGCGAAAAGAGTCTCCTTCAGGTAGCGCGCCAGATAGTGGAGCGCCTTGAAGGTCATCGGGCCGGTCGGGAGCAGCGGAGCGAACTTGACGCCGAGATCAGTCTCGGAGCCACCGGTAAACAACGAGTTGAAGTCGTAGTTGTGGTTGGCGGTGAACTTCGACGCCGAGCGCAGATACAACTGAGCGCGAACGTCAGCGTTCACATACTGGGTGATCAGCTTCTTCAAGCTGTCTTCAGCCATCGAATAGCTGCCTTTGAAGGCCGAATAGCCTTTCTTCACGCAGATGTTCGGGCCACGACCACGGAACGATTCCAGCTTGGTCGTAAACTCGATGGTGTCAGTCAGGTCTTGATGACCGGTCTGACCGCACATGTCCACGTCACAAAGGAACGTAGGCAGGGCAAGCGAGTCACCGGGAGCAGCCTGCATCTGCACGACGGAGCGAACGGTGTCGGAGACGCCGGACGGGAACGTCCCGCCGCCGATCACGTTCAAGTAAGGGGAGTTGGCCGCAAGCGACTTGGCGATTGAGCCAATGACGCGCGCGGTGTCCCTCGTAGCGATATCACTGATATCTGAGGGATCATCACAAAATTCTGCCATAATCCGAGTTTCCTAACAGAGACTTTACATTACCGGGTCTCAAACCGGCACCGAGAAAACGATCCTCTCGGCAGAGATTTATGTTTGGTCGCTGTGGCCATCAGCGGATAGGCCGTGCTCCCGACGCCGGGGAGCGCAGTAAGGCGTCAAGGAAACAGTGCTGCTAATTCAGAAGTCGGACAAGGTGCTAAATGACACCAATTGGTGTCATTTCAAATTCGAAGTCGCCCAATGATGAAGGCTGTCGTCCTTGACCCCGTGAACCAATGCGATACCCATCTTCTCGCGGAGCCACTTGGCTTCATCGGGGGCCATCGTCTTCTGCCCGCACCGGTTCGAAATTTTGCGGGAGTAGCCAACGCCCCAGCGCGCGAACTGCGGGAACAAATAAATGTCGTAGGGTTCACGTTGCGGGCAGCCGTTCAGAGTAAGGCCGCGAACAAACCATGTAAGAAATTTTTCATCCGCCGAGTAAAGCGCATTCCCGTTCAAGTGCATTTGCCAATGAAAAGTTTCGCTCCCCACCACATACTTGTTTAAACGGTTCCATTCCTCTTTCAGTTCGTCAATCCATGACTTGGTCAGCGGGACACAATCTGGCTCGAAACAAAGAACCCACTTATATCTCGACCGTCCCTTGAGCCGGGCCTCCAGCACCCACTCCAGCACCGAAAAAAATGTAACCCAGCACGCATACGGATGTCCAGCCGCGCGAATCCTCGGCTTGGCTGTGTGAACGTTGAACTTGCGTGCCACGTGGGCGACGGTAGCCACGTCGAACGAACTGTCGGCGCGAGCGAAGAACGCAAAGTCCACGTCCTCGCGCTTTGATGGTTCGAGATCGGCGAGGAACCGCGCGAGGCGCATGGCTTTATCCCGGTCCCCATCCCAATACTGAAGGCAGATCAACCCGTCTTTCATTCGTAAGCAAATCGGTAGAGCAGTTCACAGAGGCGCTCATACTCCGTCGCCAAGTCCACCTGTGGCGTCGTCGGAGAGAGCACCCCTCGGAGCCAGAACTTCAGATGCCCGAGATCAATCTGAGAAGGCCGGAGCGCCCGCGCGCCCAATCGCCGGACAAAATTCAACCGCGTATCATACGCGACCGCGACCGTAGGGATTCCCAAAGCCGCGCACACCGCAGCCCCGTGCAACCGGTTGCCAAAGTAGCATGTCGTTCGAGCGTAAAACGACAGGTATTCTTCTGCCGACGAAAAGAGTCGAACATCCTCGGGCTTCCATCCGAGGGAGAGGGCCAGATCGCGCTCAGGCTCCGTGTGGGCTACGAAGGTATACTCACTGCGAAGCAACTCCCTGACAATCGAATCGAACTTATCTACCCACGCGCCCGCATCGTCAGAGCTTAATGGAAAGTGTCCGCCGTCTACCATCAGGTTACAAACTTTTTGTGCTTTTTTCTGCAAAACCCTAGGAGGGACCGCGAAGGCTGAAGGACACACGCTGTCGATAAAACCCGGATGGTCCAACACCGTATTTCTGGTCGTCACCGCCCACGCGCGTTTATACACTTCGTAGATAGCTCGGATATACTTGACCGTGTCATGAATCTCCCCGACGCAAACACTACCGGCACCTAACACCAGAAAGTTGCGTCGATTCTTGGTCGGCCACCCACGCATTATCGGCTCCCACCAAAAATGATCGAGGCAATCAGTGCCGGGTCGTTGGCTCCACCAAAGAGGACGGCCCGCGAACACGCAGCGATCAAACGGACGTTCAGTCCACTCGTTAGGATTCTCAACGTTTAAACGATCAAACTCAGCATTTCGATCTACTGCCCTAATCAAATTTTCGGTGCCTATGCACGCAAATTCGTCACCCACGTTCGAGTTTAAAGTCTCGGGGGTGCGCCGGGCAGTTGTGAGTAGAAGCCATTTCATTCGAACACCATCCATGGAGCGCGAAGCACCGGCCACCGCGACTTGCCGGGATACGCCTTCGCATATTTATGAAATACCAGTGACTTGTCACGCAAAAATCCCATCGCGTAAAGCGACTCGGCCAGATTCAGAAAACTTGAGTCGATGAAATGAAGCTCCTTGGCCGCATAGATATCAGGAAGCCAGTCAAGTATAGACGGGCGTTGATCGATTCGGATTTGTTCCAAATTCTGTGGCAGCATGTTGCGCTTGACGAAAAAAGCCCGCCTCGGGTCTTCGTGAAAGACGACGGTCTCGCGGCGTGTGTAGCCGGGCTTATCCCAAAGTTTTTTAGGCAGTCGAAAATTAGTCCATCGGAGATCGAAGGACATCCCCGCCTGCCGATACATCTCCGAGTCCCACTTTGACTCGTCAAACCCGTTGGGATTGAAATAACCGAGGCACAGCTTGCGCGGCCAAATCGGCATCCACCTGTGTCTGACTTCGTCGTAACTGAGCGCCGCCATGACTTCCACATTCGGCAGATCGAGCATCATCTCTCGAACGGCGCGCACGTAGCTTGTGCTGGTAAGCCAAACAATCCTCGACTCCGTCTTCGCCAGTTCTCGGATGAGTCCATTCAAAACCAGTGCGTCGCCAAACTCAAGGTGCCCGGCGACAAGCAAACTGTCTGGAGGTTGCGGTATCACTGACCTGTATTTTTTGGCCCGTAAACACAATGGCCTACGTGCCCCGCAATCAACCCCATGTCAATGAAGACCTGATGACCGGCCTCGCGCGCCCGACGACAAAATACAACGTCCTCCCCCATACCAAGGGATGAATTCTTCTCCGTAGACTTCACGATGCCCTCAAGCATCTCGTAAGCCTTGAGCGCCTTGGTCCCATCCATCGGTCCATCCTGACCGAGCATCTGATGGACTCGTCGCACCCCATCCAGTAAGTTATGCTCTGAACTGGTGAACCAATTTCCCCCTTTTCCGTTGGCACCACGCGCCAACACTGGGAACTTTTTCTCGATGTCCTCGTAAACAGATCGATGAATCAGCATCGCTCCCGTGCCCACCCAATTCGTAGCTTTGATTACGTCGTGGGGGCCGGACCTAGCGTAAGCGGATTCTGAGGCGATTGAACCCTCCGCGTATACAGGAGGACCGTTACGATGGCGACCAAAATAAAGCGCACCAATAATCGTCTTCCCGTGAGACATAAGCCGGTCGAGAGTGTTAAACGAAGCAAACGGATCAGGATACCAATTCCACCCCGTATATGCTCGATACCACTGCGCATTGCCATAAGGCAGCAACATGTCATCGTCCACGGTGAGCATCCATTCCATGTCGGATTGAAGAAAAACGTCAGCACAGCTATTACGACTGTGCGCAATAAAGGCATCCCCATAATTCAACATCGACGCGGTGCGTCGTCGGTCAATTAACTGCATGACCGAAAAAGCAGTGATTGGGTTGATGGTCTTAGACCAAGGCATGACGATCATGATCTTCTTGCCGAAGACCCGGACCGTGGACATTGGGAGCGCCGGAACACCCGGCGCTCCCTCTGTGTGATCGCTGTGCATTAACTCGCGTTACGCTTCTCGCGGATGTCGCGAGCGATATCGTCGAGAGCTTGCACCGTAGGACGAGTATCGATTTCGCCTTCTTTGACCGTCGAAGGCGGTTTTCCACCGGGGGCCGCGCCAGTCTGTTCAAGGCGCGAGACGCTGGCACCCTTGATCTTGTCGAGCTTGCCCTGAAGCTCTTTGATTGTGGCGAGATGCCCGTCAACCACTTTCTTGTGGTCAGCCTCGATGGACGCCAGCCGAGCTTTATCAGCGGCGTGAACCCGTTGCGTTTGAAGCAACTGAGCCATACCGGCCAGAAGGATCGCACGCATCTCCGGGGAGTCGTCGTTCAAGGCACTCGTGAGTTGCTCTTGTGTCACCTTGACAAACGCATTGTGCTCATCGGCGGCTTTCTTTGCGGCCTCGTCCGCTTTCGCGTCAACGGTTTTAGGTTTCATCCACTGAAGCGCCTCACTCGTAAGAAGCCGGTCAAAGGCCCCCTGCGTGGCTTTGTTGTGAGCCTGCGCGGATTCGCCAATGGACTTCTCCCGCTCCTGAAGATACTGGTTGATGTTCTCCTTGGCAGAAGCGATGGCCTGCTGCTTGTTATGCTTGGCCATTTCAATGTCGGCAATCTTCGACTCGACCAATCGCTGAATCGTCGGGTCTTTCACGGCCTCGAAAATCTTTTCGAGCTTAACGTTGTCAGGCCCGCCGTGCTTCTTGATCTCAGCAATCACGTCATCGGTGACGACCGGGGACTTTTTCAACTGCGCGTAAATGAATTCACGCGCGGCGTCAGCCGCCTTGTCAAACTGTTTAAACTGCGGATCAGTTTCCACATCCAGACGAGCGCGGAACTTCCGAAGTTCCTCGATCTCTTTCTCCGTCTCCGGCGTGAGCGGCTTGCTCTGCTTGACGGTGCTCTCCAATTCCGCGTTACGTTTCGTCAGTTCTTCGATCTTTGCATCACGGGCCGTAATCTCTTGCGCCGCCTTGATCTTAATCGTAGCGAACGCTTCCGTGGACTTCGGGCTGGCGTTCGGTGGCAACGTCGGCGTGTCTTTGAAAATTTCGTCGGCGCGTTTCTTTGCCACTTCGGCTTCCGCAGCCTTGGCCGCAGCCTCGTCTTGCGCCTTTTTCTCGGCGGCAAGCTCGGCCTCGGTTTTCGCAGGCGGTGTCGCATCGTCTTTTTTATCGGGTGCCGGAGTCGCGTCTTCGTCTTCCTTTTCTTTCTTCTTAGCTTCGACCAAAGCGTCGAGTGCGTCAGAAGGAGATTTCAGGTCAACATTGTTTTGAGAGTGGACATCCTGATCTTTCAGTTTTTGAGCCACTTCCTCATTGTTTTTGCTAGGGTCGGGAAAACCTTCGCCCGTTTTGTTTTCGTCTGGCATATGAGTAGGTTACGCGTTTGATTTTTGACCATCCGTCCACGCCGCGTCATTTTCGAGGGCCGGATAGTTTGTAGTTTGGTTCAGTTCGACACTATCGATCTGTGGCCGAACTGTAAGCGACAGAATGGTGCGAACGGCATCCGAAAAGCCGCGCACTTCCCCGCTCCGAATGAGCACTTCCGGGATTTCGCCTTTGGGCAAATTCACGGGAGAAGCTTCACACAGCTTCGGAAGAAATCGTTTTCCTGTGGGTGTGGCTAGAAACGCACGAAGGTTAAGTTCGTCGTCACTCGACCAATCGAGAGGTTCGTTTGTAATCATGGTAGGTTAAGAATTTCACTGGAGTGGAATGTTAGGATCGATACCGGCAGCCATCGCCTGTTCTTCCATCATCGCGGCTTGATCGAGCGCCGCAGACTCTTGCTGAAGCTGCGCGGCCTGCTGATCGAGCGCCTTCAACTCCGCTATAGCCTGCCCGGCTTTCTTGACGAGTTGCGCAATAGGCGCGAGTTGTTCCTTCGTGGCCACTTTCTGCTCGACGGCGCGATTGTAATGCTCTGTGATATGCGCGAGGACCGCTTCCAAAACTGCCGTATCCGCGCCGCCCTGCATAAGCTGCTGCGCCATGCCTTCGGCGACCGGCACCATGATCTCCAAATGGATCATGTGATTGTCCCGAGGACTGACCGGCACCGGCTGCGCTTGCGTGAGCAACGTCATTTCCAACTGCTGCAACCGCTTCTGCTCCGCTTCCTCAGTCGGATCATTTGTCGGCAACAGCACACGTTTGGCGAAGTCAGAACCAATTCGATTGGTAAGGTCTTCGACTTCAAGCTGGCGTTGATTGTAAAGGGGGTTGCCGCGTTTTTCGGCGGCGATAGCGACCACAAGTTGTCGCTCGATAGGAGTCAGATCAACAATCGAAGCTGCAACCGGCTGTTTCGCGAGCACATCCAGTTCTTCGCGAGTCATGTGCTTCAGTAACTTCTCCTGCGCAGCTTTCGCATCTTTATCAGCGGTATCCGGGTCACAAATACGGCGCTGCATCGTGGCGATCAAACACGTGAACTGATTAAGAAAACGAGCGATCTTCGCGTCGCGTCCTTCTTCCTCACGTTGCGCCAAAAGCGCCCACGCCTGCGGAGACCGAAAAGCTTCGCCCTCAACCTTCGGGGTGCTGACCGAACCGATGAGTTGATCGGCGAGCGATGAAAAATAAGCGTCGAGTTTCAAGAACGGCTCGACGTTACCGTCGATTTTCTGTTCGAGAAAGGTCCAACCAGTCGGGACGATAGCCATCGCGCCCACCACGGACATCTTGAACTGATTGATTTTCTTGATGTCCCCTTGCACGAGCGTTTTTCCCGACATGATCGCGCGATCCACAACTTCATTGCGCGCGCGGTCGATCATCCCGGCCAATTCGTAGAGATTGCGACCAATCCCCTTGCTGCCGTGCATGGTGTCATTGCCCTTCTCGTATGAGAAGAACGCGAGACAGTCCTGCATACTGTCAAACCGGTCGTCGTGCTCGAAAATCAGCTTGTATTCATCGCCCACGAATCGATAGTGCGAAACTTTGCCCGTAACCTCTCGCACGAGCAGCGAATAGATGCACACGACGCTTACTCCGGCCATGTAAGAGGCACCGATGGTCAATTCGCGCTGCGCGTTCTGATACCACGCTTCGATATTACCACTCGTCCCCAATCTCTCGGCAATTTGCTTCGGCGCGGCCTTGTTGATGGCCTCGCGGCACGCGTCGAGCTTCCAACCGACTGCCTTGGCGGCATCGGCGTCCTCGATCATCGCAAAAAGTTCGTGCGGTAAAAGATTTTCCCGTAAAACCACGACTTGTGCAAAGTTGACGTTCTGTTTGGTCCCATCGGCGAGGAAAACTTCATCGCAGCGGAAGTGCTGCGGCATAAAGTTGTATTCATCCAGCCATGCAAGGACCGTAGAACCAAAAAGGGAGTCGTCGAAGGCGATGTTTTCGAGGGTCGTCGTCCAACCCTTCTTGTTGCGAATCGTCTTTGTAATCGTGTCACGAAAAGTTTCCGTTTTCTCGACCGAGTTTTCGTAGGAGTCCGGCAGGGACGAGTCGGTGAAGTATTTCAGGCCCCCAACGGCCTCAGTGAGCCGAGGGAAGACCTTTTCGATCAAACTGGCGAGGGGTTTGGTGCTGAAATTCTGCCGCCAGCCCAGTCCGTCCTGTTCGAGCTTCTTCGAGTCGTAAGGTTTCTCGGAATTATACTTGGCGAGGATGCGGGAACTGACAATTGCGCGGTTTCGCCCGGCCTGAATGACCTGTTTGACAACTTCGACGCCCATTTGGACGCTGGTGATCGAACGCCGAGTCGGTTCGCCGGACTTATTGATCTCCGGCGACTCGATTAGGCCCCCGGTGAAGTCTTTCGGGGGCTGAGTTGACGGCTTTGTTTCTAAAGGCATATCAGGTCGTTAAAACAGTGCCGAATTATTGGCGTTTCGCCAACGGCTTTTTGATCCACACCCTCGGCCACTTGTCAAGGGGACATTTTTCGGTGTTCATGGCAGTCTTCGCCTCTGTAAAACATCCGCACTTCAAACACTGCAACTCCATCGGGTCAAAAAAATCGCACCGCTCACAAATTTTATGACGCTGTTCACTTAATTCGGTGGTAGCGAGCACCTTAAACCCAAAAAGCCGAGCGATGGACACCCGTAACACGGCGGCGAGGGCACGAAACGGCATCATGAGAAGCATTTTCATACGGTTTTTTGCTTTCTCCAACAGAACGACGGTAGCTCGGCGTCATTCACGCGCACCTGATCGAGATGCACGGAAGTCGCGGAGTCTTCCCCTAGCACATTGCAACCGTTTAAACGACCATCAGCGACCCGCTTGCCCAAAATTTCCTCACGGGAAGCCCGAACTGCGGCCTTGCATGACCCACAGCCGCTCGGATACGGTTGATTATGCGGGCAGTTCGCACAAACCAGCGCCCGCGCCTTCGCTTCTGTCTCAGAAACGTATTGCTGCTCTCGCTCGGCGCGCGCTTTTCGTATCGTGTTGAACCATTTCAGCACCCGGCCCTTGAGCGAAGTCTTCCGCAACTCCGCTTTCACCTGCTCCGGGTTCTCGTCATGACACAAACTCTCGTTCCGCTTGCACGCTTGGTCATGAATTTCCTGCTCCGGGTTTCCGGGCGGCAATTGATTTCGTTTTCGGTAAGACCTGACCCTAGAAACAACCTCCGTCCACGACTGGCCACGGTGCATCGACTGGTCCTGCTCGATAAAAAAGTATCCGTCCTTCGGATAGAGGTTGACGTTTATGCGTTTCATTCCACCCCCAAATAATCGCTGCGGTTGGAAGGGTCAATGTAGACCCCATTCTGAACATCCCGGCCAACCTCCCACCAATCATCAAACCCATCGTTGGCTTCCACGTCCACCCCCCGCATCGAAAGCGTCACCTGAGCCCCCCGGCGCGCAGCCAGCACAAGCAGTGTGAGCGAGTCCGCATCGTCCGGGCTGGCGTAGCCACGGCTCATGTAATCCTTCTTAGACTCCACCCGGCGCTTCGCCCCCGAACGAAAACGGCGCTGCGTCACCTGTTGCGTCAGCTTCGAAAGATCAATCGCAGGATTGATGAGCATATACCCAAACTCTCCGAACGCGCGCAACGCGAACCAAAGCTCCGAGCAAATGCGGTCGAAGTCCTCGGCGCACAGCTTGCTATCCTCCAGCATGATCTTTCCTTCGCTGGGAGAGCCGTAAAAATTAATCTCGTGGATCGCGGACGACCACTCATACTTGATCAAGTCCGACACGCCGGAGCCGTTGCCCGTGCGGTCGATAGCGAAAAATTCTGGACGCACACCCGCGTGCTTGTTGATGCGCAGCACTTCCTCTTTCATCGCGATGGTGTCACCCTTCGGCAGCACGAACTGCTGATCGACTGACAGACCCCAGCGTGGAGTCACCTGACCCATCTTGTCCTTGAACATGACCGTCAACCCGTTGGGGTGCTCGATTGACGGCGGCAGCTTCTTGCCCGAGGCGCGGCCCCACGAGCCGAGCGTGTAGCTGGCGGCTGCGCCACCTTCGAGCGCCGTGTCGAGCGCGCCTACCCGGATCGGTTCTTCATACCATACAAATTCGCCACGCCACTTCGGGAACATGCCCGGAGGAATGACGGTAAGCTCGACGCCCTGCGGAGGATACGCGCCGCGCCCCTGCGTGAAATACCCCGCCGACTGCCGACCGCCACCGTTCTCGGCAATCTTCTGGAGCCCCGCCCGAGTCTGCAAGCCGGGATACACCGTCTTGCCCTGCACCACGTTCTCACACTTCTCGCCGTCGAGACGCAACACTTCCCAGCCACGAATCGACTTCCATCGGAAGTGCTGATCCACGTCGAAGTTTTCCCATCCGAACTGTGGCTCAGCACGCTTGCCCAACTCGTTGCTCTGGTCCGTGGGATTGTAAGCGCCGAACAGTTTAAACGTCTGTTTGCCCGCGCCCTCGTCTTCGACTTGCGACAGGATGTTGTCGATGTCCTTCCACAAACCCTGCGGCACGTTCTCTAACTCGTCGATGAAAATGAAAAGGCGCGACAGTGGACCAAAGATCGGATGCGGCTTCGGACGCGGCTTGCGCTTCGTTCCTTGCAAACGACCGGACTTTTTATTCGAGCCAATGGGAATGACAACGCCACGAATCGCGGACACCTGATTGCGCCGGTCCATGCCAATGTAGAGATCGCCGACTTCGCCGGGCATCGGAAGCTTCGCGTCGCGATGCAGCCCGACCAGATGCGAAAAAAGATTCTGTTCCAAGTGGGACTCGCTCGGGCCGACGACGCGCACAGCGGTCCAGTTCGGGTCGCGAATCCATTCGAGCATCAGCCGCACGCCGAAGGAGTAAGACTTCGACATGGACGCTGCGCCCATGATCAGCCCGTTGCTCGCCTCATCAAACAGTCTCCAGATGTCTTTGACCGACTGCGGCTCCGGGGAGAACTGCGTCGGGGTCCAAAGAATCTGCGCGGCTTCCTCCATGCCGCCAGAGTTGAGCAGATAGTGGAGATAATTCTGGAGCACCGGCATCACGTGACGCGGGTCGTCGTTCGTGATTTTGACCGGGAGTTTGCAGACCTCGACAACGAACTGAGCGGCTTCCCTCAGTTGCTCCTTGTGGACCATCGCCGCGACACGCGCAGCAACTTCTTTTTGAAAATAGTCAGTCAGCACGTCGGCGGATAGCTTCCATTACGTCGTCAGCGTCCCAGTCCGCAAACCGCAGCAACGGGAGACTCGACGGAGGGGTGTGAAAATCGGTGCAGATATCGAACCGGTAGTCAAGCTTCGTCATGACGGCTCGCTTTTTGCCAATCTGCCGGAGCGTGTCTCGACTGATCGCCACGCAGCCCGGATAAAACATCACGCCGCCAGCGGCCAGCCGCTTCGGCTCCAGACCAAAATTGATCACGTTGGCCGAGACGAGCACGCCCGGCTTGTTGTAATGCTTCACGGCGAACAAGGACTTCGTGAGACGGGTAAACTTGCGCCGACTGGCCAAATGTTCATCCGCCATGCGATCTGTGAGCAGCAGCGGAGTCCACCCCCACTTGCGCCAACTCTCAGACCAGAGCCGAATGAATCTTGCTTGTTCCTTCGGCGCGTCCGCGTCCGAATTGTAGTAGGTGTAGACGATCATATCTCAAAACGGTGCCGGGGCTAGTCACGTTCATAACAAACGCCGCCCCGGCGTCAACAAAAGAGAGCGGTCAAGCCGCTCGGCGGCGTCATCTCCATCTTCTGGCCGACTGTCCCGCATTTAAGTTACAAGGAAATAGTGCTAAGCAAATCCCGTGCCGTCCACAAAAATCAAACGGGCCGGGGTTTTTGTTATCCCCGGCCCGCAAAACAATTTGATACGTCAAAAGTGTGTCGATTACTTCATAGGCGACTCCTTTCCGTGGCGATTTAAGATTAATGCCATTATCATGTTCGCCCAAACAGTGTCATGCTTGGGCAAATTTGTCAACCCTTTTTTCCGCCATGGCCGTTCTTGTAGCCCGGCTCTTTCCCGTTCATAATACGGGCCAGCCGCAACTCACATTGTTCCTTGTGACGAGCTTTTGCTTGCTCCACAACATCCTCGGGCCGGACGCCTTTGGATTTTACGTATTGGGTGTATGCTCCGCGCATGTTTGTCCTTTCATTGTGTGTTTAGAATACTGGTAGTGAACCGTTTTACGATCCCACGGCTTCCCAGTAGGGGAAGGCAGCGCGGACTCGTTAAGAAAATTGGCGACGGCTTGAAACGTCATCGAAGAATCGCGCAAGGCGATAAGCTGGTTGACCACTTGACGCTGACCATTTGTGGCCCCATACGGCAGCGGACCCTCGCACCGGCCCGTCGTTTTTCGAATCCGGTCGCGAGCCTTGGCCAGCTTCAACACCAGTTCGCTTTTCTGCCACTCGGCGAGCGCGGCCATGAATTGCCGGATCAGTTTTCGGGTTGGGTCTCCGGCGTCCGAGGCAACGTCGATCAGCGCCTCATGATCGCACGCGTAAACTTTGATCCCCCGAACCCGGCACTCCTTCAAAAGCATCTCGCTAACCATGAGATCGCGCGCGAGCCGGTCCATCCGCTCAACCACAATGACACCAATTGGTGTCAAACCTTGCGAGACATGCGCGTCGTGAGTCTCGATAAACTCACGGAACGAAGGGCGATCCATGCCCTCCCGTTTTCCTGACACTGCCTTCTCGAAAAACTCGCCCGCGAATTCCAGACCGTGTTGCGCGAAAAACTTGTCGCATGCGTCACGCTGGCGGTCCGGGCCGTCGCCGTTTAGTTGGCCCCGGCCTGACACGCGGATGTATCGATAGGCTTTCATGTCAGTTCCAGTAATGAGGCGGGCGCTTCCAAAGAAACCCGCGCGCTTCCCACCATCGGCGGGAGTGACGCGTGGGCGTGATTTTGTGCCCGACCACTTTTCGTTCGTTGCGGTCCACATAGACCGCAACCGCAAAGCCGTTCTGAGACGGCTGGACCATCGTTACTAGGGTGCTCATTTACAGGGATAAGTATACCAGAAGGCCGCACCCAAGTCAAGCCCAAATATTCACCAACCCTTGAAAGTAAACCGGCGCAGAGACTTCTTAGGCTCCACCGATTTCTTGCTCTCGGGCGGCTCTGGCTTGGTCGCAGGCACGGATTCATTCTTTGGAAGCTTACTCTTTTCCACGAGTTTGTCAAGTGCCGAATCCTCGGGGCTGAAATCCCCGTAAACGGCCCAATAAACGCTATCCCGGAACGCCACTCCCCGAATGGTTCTGAGCGGCACGTAAAAACACACGCCCGGCTGACGCGGCCAGCCCACGACGATGCCAAGGATTCTGCGAGAGTCATGCGAAAACAATGGACCCCCGGAACTGCCCGGCAGAATCACCATGTCGGCCTGATCGATTGATCTCCAGATGTTACCGCCGTCAACCCCCTGTTGCGAAACGCGACCCCACGACACTGAGTCGTCCATCGACCCGAGAAAATTCCCGACATGGAAAACCTCCGCACCGATGTCGCGCTGCCCAACGTCGTCGAACTGCACGTAGTTGAAAAATCCTTCAGGAGCGTCGAGCCACAACAGCGCGATGTCCTCGGCGGGCGCGCGCATGATCACGCGAGCCTTGAATGACACTGTGCCGACTTTGCGATACTCGTTTCGCACTTTGGTTTCGACGACCACTTCATCGCTGGCGGAAACGACATGCGCCGCCGTCCAGATAAACAGCCGTGTGTTGCCTTGCGAATTCGTGCGTCGCACCACGGCACCGGAGCCCGTTCCTTCG